AGTCTATCAGAAGTCTCTGATGTATCCGTGATAAATGTTGCAAGAGTATCACCTGTTGATAAAGAAGAAATATCCGTTGATTCTTCAGAAGAAGAAGACACAGTCAGGGAAAGTTTCTTATACCCCGCAACATCAGAACTATCCTCAAGTAAGAAGTATCTGACACCTAAAGATATAACCGCATTGTCTATATACTCCTTTGTAACAACAGAGTTCAGACTTGAGGAGGGACTCCGCAAAGAAAGGCTATCAAATTCCCCATAGCGCCCATAAAAGGTTTCAGAGGTCTGCCAGCATAAAAGGAGAAGGGGGATCACAAAGACCAAAAGGATAAGTTTCTTCAAGGCTCCCTCCTTTTCTGCTTCTTAAAAGCAAATTTCAGAAACCTGTTCAGACTATAACTGAAAGTATAACCCATCACGGTATAAGTGAAGTCTGCAAGGTCAAGTTTACCACCGTGTCTCCAGTCCCAAACCTCTTTTTCCACTGCCACCATAGAAGTCAACCACAGTCCCCATATGAATTTCTGTCCTTCTAATGCCAATCCCTGTTCACGGTTCTGGGTAACCTTATCAAACGCAAAGGGTGAGGTCATACCTATCAGCCAGCCCGCTACATAATGATACTGCCTGTCAGTAGTGTATTCAAAATCAGAAGCAGATAACCGCACTCCTGGACTATCTTCATAGCCTGCAAGTATCAAACTCAAAAGCAAAAGAATAGAAAGGTATCTCATAGGCTTCACCTCATTTCCCAAACAGGTTAGCCCTGAAGTAAAGATATAGGGTATCAGCCGCATTCTGCACGCACACAGCCCTGAAGCGTATATACCCCTGAAACGGTATGCCTGCCAAATTATAAACCCCTGTCGTGTCTCCTGTGTCAGCAGTTATTAGTCTCCATTTCCCGTAAGAGGTATCAGCCTTAACGCTGATTTCTTGATATTCCAACCTCCAGTGTCCCGCATAAGTCTGCCCTATTACATGAAAGGTCAGCCCGTCAAAATCCCCGCATTCAAGCACAGGAGAAAAGAGAAGAGTATCAGCAGTAGTCGGCTTCACAGCAAGACTGTCCTTGTTGCCCCACACTTCAAACCTGTTGCCACGCTTGATGAACTCCATATTCATCGTTGAAACTGTTGCTAAAAGCACAAGAAAAACACCCATGTTCACCTCCTTTCAGGTTAACAATTTATACCCTCTATCAGGGAAACTTTCCTCTGTGTATGATTCAGTCCCTGTGACTGTTCCATCATATCCGTTCCCTGATAGGTCTTCAGCACTTCCCTGTGAAAAATCCCACCAAATAGTCGGTGTTGCCTGTAAAACTTCAGACATCTGTGCATTATAGTTCTGATATATTGAAGCATTATACAGCCTCACTATTTGTATATCTCCGCTGAACCCTCCTGTTGTATTCCCTACAACAAATTCGTCAAAACTCATTATAGAGGTAGAACCGTCATCATCCTGCCCCACTGCAACACCATCAAGAATTATCACCCTCGTTGAAATAGAAACCTTTTTGGCTATTACATGATGCCAAGTGTCTGTTGAACAAGCAGTAGAAGCAGTCAAAGTATTTCCGTTGCTTGTAATATTTAATTTCCCATTTGTGTCAAGCCAAACCCTCATAACTCCACTTCCCGAATAGTTCAACCTGACAATATCCTCTTCTGAAGAAAATTCAGAAGGAGTTTTCATCCAAAAGTCTATTGTTGTATCTGTCCAGTTCTTTGAGATGTCTACACTTATTTTTGTTGAACCATCAAAAGAGAAAGCCCCCTTGCTTTCCGCAGGGATTTCTTCTTCAAGTTCTATTGTCTCAAATTCTATTGTCCCCTTGTAAGGCTGATATATTTTCCCAAACCTCTCAAGATTGAATCCTCGCACAGGTCTAACTTTATATTCCTTATAAAAATTGAAATGAGGTCTCATATATATGTCAGGGCTTTCATTCAGAATATCTATCAGGACTTCTGTTGAAGGTCTGTCAAGGTATTCCCATGTGATTGCAAATCTGCCTCTATAACCAAGCACATGTTCATAGAGTTTTCCTGTTATGCTTTCATTCAATATAATTTTTTTATCAAAGGTTATTTTTATGTCTGCAGGAGGGTCGTCCAATACATACCTCGTTGAATCTATTCTAAACAGGGGTCTTGCATTGCCCCATATCAACCTGTCACTCATACCTTCACCCCCTTTATCCTGATGACATTATTCATGACATTTAACTTCACCCCAACAATAAGATAGTCGTTTGAATCAAAGGAGAATTTTTCGCCAAGCACGGGCATATATTTCCCTGCCTTATCATAGAAAGCATCAAGGTCACAAGTTATTTCAACATAGTCTTTGTCTGACCTGATTAAATCTGTCCAGTCAGAATTTACAAACTCAACCTGTTGTGCAGGTGTCCAGCCTTGTTTTGTTATTACTGTTCTAACCTCTTTAATCCTGTCTGTATCTCCTACTGTTACCGTGCTTGATAGAACATTGAAGGAATAACCTGTCCCATATTTCAGGTCTCCTGAATATTTCCTATAAGTCAGGACATCATCTGTTGAAAAAGTTCCTATTGAAGAACTTGACTCTTTTATCCTTATCAATTTTATTTTTCCATCTATCTGCTGATAGAACCATCCAAATGTCAGGAAGGCATCTATAAACTGTTGCTTCCTGTCTTTATACCACAGGGGTTGATACCGCCACACACGAGGCCAAATGTAGCCTTTTCTAATACTATACTGCAAGTATTCATTTATCCCAGGTTCTACTTTTTTTCTCCATATAAAAGCAATATCATTTATCCTGTCCCAAGAGGTTCCAGCCTCTGTTTGCTGAAAGGCTGAATCTATTGAGAGTGGGTCGTCTACATCTCTGTTATATCTGTTGTAGATTCCAGACCGTTGTAAAAACCCTGTCCAGATTTGAGGGATTCTGTAATAATAATAATCCCCAGAAGTCCCCTTTTTCCAGTATATTGAATGATACCATTTCCCGTGACAATATGAGGTAGCATCCCAGTCATCTTCATCAACAACCTTCCCTCCTTTAGTCTTGCTTGTGTTCGCAGGAGAACTGCCTGAAAAATCTATTGCAACATTTGCAAAATTCAGATACCAAGAGGAAGAACCAGCATCATAGCCCCAGGTCCCCACCTGGGCATTCATATCATCAGGCACAATATAGTTCCTGAAACTTGTATAACCAAAATCATAAACATATTTCCAGTTGCTACTACCCGCCACAAGGTTGTCTATATCCATGACATAGAGGTATTGAGAATATTGCCAGAAAATCAGATTATGTATTCCTGTTTCATCATAGTAAAAATGAAAATCTATAAACCCGTAGCCTATATAATTTCCTTCCCACCTGCTTTCCCTTGTATCTGCATCTGAAGTTCTCACTACTCCTGTTGTCACTGACATAAACTCTATAGCAGTTAAAGTTCTATCATAAGAGAGGGTTGCACCTGTGCCAGAAAGGTCTATTTTTATTACCCGCAAATAGTATTCATTTAAATCACTGTCAGCATCAAAACTTGAACAATACCAAAAAGGTATATAAACAGCATTCGCATAATAGTCAGCATAAATCTGATAAGCAATAGCATCCGTGCCATCTACAAAGGTTGACCTGAAATCTTGTGTTGTGATTGTTTTCGTATAAAGGTCAGTGCCTGAAGTATCCTTGACCTTGATAACAAGAGTCCCCGCTTTTGAATATAAAATAACCAACTTGCCATTTACATATTTCGCATCCCAAATTTGTTCTATTTCATCTGTGCCAAGATAAGTGCTTCCATCTATGTCGTCTTCTTCTATGAGGTCTTCTATCTCATATGTGTAGCCCTCTGCAGAAATAATCTGTTTCAAAATTGTTTTGATGTTCATGAACTGATAACCCTTGACCTTATAAGTAGTATCTCCTACTTTCAAAACTCCCATTTTCCCTTGATATTCATACCGAGGTTCTTCATCCTGTACAATTATTATTCCATCTATTGTCCAATAGAATTTTTTATCATCCAAAGTTTTCCAAAGTTGAGTTCTCGGTATGTCCATGTCATGCGGATTAGAATTTAAATCCAAGCCACCCGTAAATTTTTTCACATATAACGCAACATCAAACTTCCCTCCTGCAAAGGCTTCACATTCATTGACCCCTGAAGGAAGTTTTATCTGTTTGCCATCTAAGGAAAGAATGAAATCATCTATCAGAGTGATAGTTACCCTCTCCTGCCCTGATTCTTCTATGCAATCCCCTGTCGCAGAGTAATAAGTATAGTGTGACCCTATCTTTAATTTATATCTTCCTTCCCTTGCTGAACAGGAACTGTCCAGAACAACCCTTATGACAGGCCCCGTGCCATATGTCCTTGTATCTATCTCATACCTGAATTCAGAAATAGATATAACATAATCGGTTATGTCTTCCCAAGAGCCTGAATCATAAAAATAGAGAGTCCACTTCAGGTCTGCCATAAGGAAACCCCCTCTGTCATTGTTGCTGCTGCAATTGTCTCTGAAGCATATCTTTCTCCCGCAGCAACTGTCGTCCCTCCTCCTATAGGAAAGTCCCCAAGTGCACCTCCAAAAGCAGCAGAGGTAGCATTTCCTGTGATAGCTCCTATTGCAGCACCAACCAGTCTTGTTATTGCTGTCTTTATTGCTGCCCTGATAACCGTCACAACTAAGTCATGTAAAAACTCTGACCAAGTTTGCTTGAAACTTTGCATGTAACCTTTTGTCGTATCAAAAGCACTTTTAATATTAGAAGAAAAGCAATCTGCAAGCCTATCAGAAAGATAATTCGTTACGCCTTCTAAGTCCGCCCCCCATTCCTCTATAGTTTTTCTCTGCTTCTGCATAGTATCTGTTGTTTCTTTGCCTGCCTGCTGTGTTAACATTCCCATACGCTCAATCTGCTGCTGATATTGCTTTATTATTCCTTTCAGGTCTTGAATCTGCTTGTCATACATCATCAAAACTTCTTGATATGCCTTAATTCTATTTTCAAGCTCTTCTATTTTTTTTGCCTCTTCATCTATTGCCTGTGTATGCTCTTTTGTTGCTTTTGCTGCTCCTTTTTCTCCCTTTCTTATTGCTTCAAGTTCTGCTTGTCGTTGTTTGTTTAACTCGCTCAGTCTGTTCTGTAGTTCAATCCTTCGCTGTATTGCTTTTTTGATGAACTCATGATATTCCTTCGCTGTGATTTCTCCCCTCTCATACATAGCCCCCATTAGCTGCACTTCTTTTTTCAGGTTTTTCAATTTTTCCCTCGTTGCGTCTATTTGTCCAAGGGTTGTATCCTGAAAATTCTTCATCCTAACTATCAAGCCAGCCATTTCTCTCATCTTCTCAAGCATAGGCTTGAAAGCCTCCAGAACAACAGCACCCATGATTTCTTTAATGTCAACCCAGTAGTTTTTTAGTTGCTCCATCTGTCCCAAAGTAGTATTTGCAAGGGTTTCAGAAAGTCCCTTGAAGTTATCATCTATAGATTTAAGTATCCCCGTGAACTTATCCGCCTTGACTGCTTCTTCATCTATTACAACGCCCCATCTTGTCAGGAAGCCTACAGTCCCATTTATTGCCTTCCCCACCATGTTTGCTACATCTGCCAAGTCCATGTGCCTGCCTGTCATCATTTCCATTGCTGCCGCCATATCCATTACACGAGGTATAGCCTGTCTTATCTGCTCCGTTGTCAATTGAAATGTCCCCAGCATTGCCATTGCACGCTCTATTTCCTCATTGCCGTATGTCGTTGTCTCTTGAAGTTCTGCTGCATATTGTTTGAGCATTTCAATCTGGTTTTTTGTTGCAAGTTTCAAGTTTATCAAAGTTGCTTCAAGTGCCATGTCTGCTTTTTCCTGTTCAAGGGCAGCATTTGCAACCGCTATCAAGGCTTCTTTGAATTTGTATATCACACCTACTGTGAAAGCCCCTGCAATTAGTCCCTTGAGAGTTTTAAAGGAATTCCCAAGTTGCTTTGTCTGTTTCTCTGCCCCCTTCATTGTCTTGCTGAATTCCTTCTCAAGGGTTCCCAGTTTCGCCTTGATGTCTCTGATGTCTCCTTCTATCTTCAGCAGGACATTTTCAGCCATTTTGCATTCTCCTCAATACCTCTATTTTAGCATTGACAAAGTTCTCAAAAGTTACAATGTCTGTCTCAAGGGCTTCCTTGAAGTTCCTCAAGTCCCCTCCTGTGAGGTTGATGATTGCTTGATATACTTTATCAGTATCTGCATATTGCCAGATATGAACTCCAAGGGCTTCCAGGTGTAAAAAAAATCTGACACCAGCCTTTTAGCCTCTTCAACAGGGAGGGCTTCAACCTGTTGTCTCTCTGCTCCTGTTGCAATAACAAGCAGGTCTATGAGTTTATCAGAAAGTATTGCCTCTGCAGGGTTCTCTTTGATTATCTGTGCAACTTGAAGTATCTCCTTGAGAGTAGGGTTTTTCTTTATCTCCATTATCCCTCCTTATGATTCAGAAGCTTCAAGGCTGATAGTTATTCCATTGATTGCAAAACCAAGTTTGTATCTAAGAAGTCCATCTGCATCTTGCATTTCTCTATCGTTCACGAAGGCTGTGATAGTTATTGTCGGGTTTTCACTTGTTCCTTTCTTGAAGGATATTGTCACACTTGACTCACTTGTCACAAGCCCCTCAAGAGTAGATGCATTGCTTGTCTCCACCAGCACATCAACATTGCCTGAAGGCTCCGCATCTGCAAACTCTACCATATACACGCCATTGTCTGCACTGATAGAAGGAATAACAACAAGTTTATTATTGTCTGCAAACTCAAGGAGTTCCGTATGATAGTCTGTCCCCCCGACGGTCATTGTTGCTCCTTTTGCAACAAAAATATCGCCGTTCTTTACATCATAGTTTACACTTGATGCCATTGTTGCTGTGTCAACCCCGTTGTAAAGCCCCGTGAATTCAAAGTGCACCATAGGGACTTCCCCTGCCTTGATTGTGAACTTTGCTGAACCCCTCGCACCTGTGATTTTTTCACGCAAACCATCGTGCAGGTAGTAGAAGGTCATTGAGGACTGACTTTCAGGTTTCATGAAAGCAACGAACTCATTATCACTCGTAGCATCCTTGTCGTATCCGCAAGCCTGAAGTAGTTTTGATATATCTCCCTGCATCTGTATCGTATCAAAATATCCTACACGCAGAGGAACATCAAAACTGAGAGTTGCAAACATATTCCCTGTGAGTGCCTTATAGAATTCAGCAGAGCTTCCTACCTTCACATTGATAGGGTTGAATTCCTTCTTGAAAGAAAGGTTCTGTGCAAGAATAACATCACCATCGGTCGGGCTCGCATCTGAACCATAGGTAGTTTCAAGTTTTCCAAGTAGATAATACCTTGCAAGCCTTATTGCCATTTCACACCTCCTATCTGTTAGTGTTTACACGCCACCACTTGAAAGTTATTGACACCTGTGCTATCACAAGCCCTGTTGTTCCTTCTATGCCCCCCTCAAAGGTGTCAATGTCATATTGCTCTATATATAGAGGATTCCCGCTTGCAGTGCTAAAAGCCTGCTTGTCTACCTCTTGCATAAATTTAATTAGTCCTACTTCTATTCCTTTCTCTTTTTTTTCTGCCATTATAACAATCACTTCTACAAAATGATTCTCCTGTCCCCCTGTAAAAGTTATCCTTTCATGCCCAGCATAAACATAAGCAATAGGCAAACCTACCTTTGCACGGGCTGTGCCAAAATCTTCCGTTAAATCCTCTATTACATTGATTGAAACATTCTCCAGTGCTGTTTTACAAAGGTTTACAAGGCTCCCTCTTTCTATCATCTCAAAGCCTCCACTATTCTTTTTTGAAAATCAAGAAGTATCCTGTCTTTCAAGTCTTCCCATGCTGGTTTCACAAAAGGTCTATACTTAGGTGTCCCATTGCTGAAAACCTGACCTTTCCTTTCCTCTGCTTCCCAGTATATTCCATACCTTGCTATACTCCGCAAAAATAAATACCCTTTTGCACTGTTCTCTTTCAAGGTTGTCACTGTCATTAGATTGCGTCTTAAATTACCTGTCCGCACTCCCAAATGTTGAGGTCGGGGCCCCGTGAGATATTGTTTCTGTGCCTGTCCACGCACCTTCAAAAGTGCCCTGTTGATAGTTTGAAAAACAACTTTTTCAATCTCTGTCAAAGCCTTGTTAACCCATGCTTTATGCCCAACTGCACGAACTTTCACCTTCACGGTTCCTCCCTCAACATGACAGGATTGTAGTATTTATTACAAACATCAATGAATTGAGGAAGCCAAGGAATATCTGAATAAGATGTTGTCTCTCCCTGTTTCCCCAAAGATTTCAACCCAAGCCTTTCCTTTTTCTGCAACAGGTCTATCACCTGAAGGATACAGGCATTCTTTATGTCAGAGGGGATTGTTGTATGCCCCGCTGTATATTCTACCGTGACAAGCCCAGTCTGTGCATCTGCAAAAGTCACTATGCCAGCACGCTTATCAACAACATAGTTTGAACTTGAAAGGGTTGTTGAACCTATTGTTATAGAGGTTACCTCTGTCACAGGAGTTTTCCCCAGCACTATCGTATCTGTGTTATTTATGTAGAATTTTTCTGTGATGTCTTCACTTTCAGGGTTGTAATTCGTGAATGTCTTGAAAGCCTGCTCCACATAGGGTATGAGAAGTCCTATTACTGTGTCATGCTCTGTTGAGGTTGTTTCCATCACCGCTTTGACTTCTTCTGTAGTTATCCAAGCCATTTTGCCCCCTGTGTTGAATTACAGGGGACAGGGCAAAAACCCTGCCCCCTGGAAGTGTCTATGCGTCTATTTCTGCTTGCCCTTCTTGTCTTCCTCTGCATTCTCTTCCTTCTTCTTCTGCACAGGCTTGCAATACTGCTTCAGCACCTCGTATTCCTCTTTCTTCAACACATATGTTTTCCCAATTGCAAACCAGCGTCCATCCCAGACAACATTGTTCATGAACTCAACTTCTATCTTCGCAGCCATCACACCCTCCTATTAAGAGGCAGCAGTCTTCAGCACTGTGAAGAGAGTCGGATTTGCAACATAGAGGGCAGTATCCTGTGTGACTCTGAGATAGGTGACATTTGCTGTGAAGCCTGCCTCTTCAGAGGTCTTGACCTCATAGTCCTCAGCACCATACAGAAGCCCATCTCTGACATTTCCGAACACGATGAAGGCCTTGTCTGCCTGTGAAGAATCAGAGTTTGCAGGTAGTGCAGCAGTGATGTGAACAGGATAACCAAGCAATGTCCTCGTGTTGTAGTTGAAGATAGGCCTGCCATTGCTGTCAACAAGTTTCATGATGACACCCAACACGCTGTTTGACATGAACCAAGCGGAACCATTGACATGCCTGCTGTTGATGCTGTGAATGACATCAACAAGGTCACCATAACTAACCTTCTCAAAGGTTGTGTCTCCAGAACCCATCACCACAGCATTGACACCAGATGCGTTGAGTATCCCTGTGAACTTATAGGAACCACTCCCTGTTCCGTTGAAGCCCTCGTCATCTATCTTTGCAGCAATCTTCTCAACAACTCTGCCCGTGAAGTAGTTTACAAGGTCTATGTTGCTATACTTGAGTGCCTGATTTGAGAGCTTCAGCAAGCAGATGAGTGTTTCCCTTGTCACAGAGAGTTTGCTGATTGCTCCGCCTGACTCTGTAGGTGCTGAACCTTCTGTCTGCCAGTACACAGTGACATCTGTTCCCAGTTTCCCTACATTCAGTATCTGCGCAATAGGTATTCTCTGCATGCCCGCAGCAAAAAGGGCTCCGTATTCAGGAAGAGTATCATACACCTTTGCAATCCACTCCTCTGGAATGACACCTGTCACACCTGAAGTTGTGATTGCAGCCTTTGTCCTGAGTTCCTTATACTCCCCTGCAAGGAGTTTCTTCAGGTTCTCTCCAAGTTCCTCTTTCCAGTCTGCCCCTGTGTTGACATTGATTGTCATTATCTTGTTCTTGAGTTCCTCAATAGCAGGCTCAAGGTGTTCCTTCACCGCCTGCTCGGCAATTTCCTTGACAAGATTTTTATCAAGTTCAGCCATGTTACACCTCCTTAATCTTATTTGTTACAGTTTGCACAACTTCTCTGACAACCTCTTTGACAACCTTCTCGTCAACCTCTGTTCTGTCCTCATCAGTATCTCCAGAGGGTTCGTTGCCCTCCTGATACCTCTTCATGACAGAATTCAGGGTTGCCTCTATTTCAGAAAGTTTCATTGAGAGCATGTCTATTGCCTCATATAGTTCAGGTAGCCCCTCCTGAACAATCTCCTCTATACTCCTTAACCTGAATTCAGGGGGTTCCTTGTCAAAGTCCTTATAATCTTTTGAAAGGGCATTGTATATCTTTTTCTTATCTGCATCAGGAACATTTATGCCCCCCCTTGCTCCAAGCAGTGCTGCCATTGCTGCCCTGACTGCATTCCAGACCTTGTGAGGCTCTCCGTTGATAATATCCGCAATGGGCAACTTGTAAGAAGTGATATTCGTGGGTTTCTCTGTATTATACCACCTGAAGCATTTCTGGAGTTTTGCAGGGTCAAGACTACCATCCCGCTTGAGTGCCCAGTCCTGTATTCTCTTCAGGGCTTTCGCCTTGTCCCACCTGTAATTGATGTCCGCAAGAGGCAATTTAGAATAAGGGATTGCTCCTTTCTCCTCTTCCTCTGTGACAGGCTCTTCAGGGTTTAACTCCTCTCCTTTTTCTACCTTCTCTTTCATGCTCTTGAAATAGGCAGACTGTAGATTGAAGTCCCTCTCAACAAGTGCATTCGGGTTCGCAGGCAGGGTTACAAAGGATATTTCAAGCAGTTCCCATTTCGTATAGACCCGCCCAACTTCTGCAGGGTCAAAACCAAGAGACTTGATTTCTTCAGGTGTGTCAACAAACTCAAGAGGATAGAAAGTATGTGAAAGTGCATTTATCACGCCCTCCTCTACAAGTGTCTTGACATCCTGTGCATAGGGTGTAGAGGCAAACTTCACCTTTGCCCTCACTCCCTTTTCAGTAGGCTTGACCCAGAGTGCTTTACCCACAGCATTTCCAACCTTGTATGTATGGTCTGTCAACACAATAGGGTTCTTCTCAAAGTTATCAAGAATAACCCCCTTGGGCAAAAGCACCTCTTTATCCCTGTCTTTATCAATCGTTGAAAAGGTGACTACAACTCCATCCTCTGCCTTCTCGGTGACTTCAAAAACAGCAGACTTGAGAATCTTTTCAGACATATTCACCTCCTATCATTCAGCAGGTATCTCTATACACCTGCAATTGATTACATTCCAAGGACTACCAGCAGGGTCACCAGGGAATGCAAGCTCTTCTCCTCCCACAATGTATTTTTCCCCTTTGCGTGCTATCTGCCCATGTGCTTCAACATGCCAATCCCTTGTCCGTTCATCCAAAGCAGTGAACCATTGCCTTGAAGAAAAGTTCTCTTCAAGCAAATTATGACTTATATCGTTTGCCGCCTTCCCTGTTTCTGTCCTTGCAATAGTCCTTGCTCTGTGTGCATTCATATAGTCACCAGAATCAGGATTATACCGCCTGACAATTTCCCTCGCTATCTCCTGCATTGTCTTGCCATCATCTATCCCTGACCTGATTATCCCCTTCAACTGCTCAATGTCTGTCTGTGCTATTCCCTTCCATGTCTCATGCAGATTGTCTATATACCTTGCAATATCAAGTGAAGGGTCAACAACAAGGTCAACCCCGTAGTTCGCAACAAACATGTCTATTGCCATGTTCTGCACATTCTGAATGTGTGAATTGAACCGCTTTGACATTTCCTCTGCAAGTGCTTCAGGCTCAAGGAGAATAATATCAAGTATATCACTCTTGAAACCTTTAGGTTCAAGGCTTGAAATGTTGCTTGCTATCTTTTTGCCAAGCCACTTGAAATATTTATGCGCCTCTTTTTCCAGTTCCTTCTCAAATCTGCCTTGCCATCTGATATACCCTTTCCAGATTTTTTCACCATCAATCCCTTTCTTGATGTTTACTTCCTTCTTCCCTGCCTCAAGTGATTTCATTGCCCGCACCGTTGCAACCACTATCTGTGAAATGTTCCTGTATATGTCATCTCCGCCAAGGTAAGGTTGCCTGCCTATCTCTGCCCTGACCTCATTCGGTGAAAGCACTCCCTCCCTCAAATATAATTCATGCCTCTTGAGTTCTGTTTCATAGTCACGGGGCGACTGCAGAATGAACTTGAATTCTGCACCTGTGCCTGTAAACAAGGACTTTGTGTATTCCCTCTCAAGCATTCTGCATAGAGGAAATATTTTAAACTCCTCAAAGGCAACCTGTGCCTCATGCATGTTTGCCCTGTTCACCTTTTCTGTCACACCAACAAGCAACTGAGGAACTTTGAAAATCATGTAGATGTCTTCACGGGTCAGTTTCTTTATGTCCGTGAAATTTAAATCAGAAGGACTGAAGCCCAATTGCTCTATGTCCGCCTTCTTAGGTATCACCGCTGTCTTGCCTGCATTTTTGTAACCTGAATAAGCCTCTCTCCATTTTGCCAAAAGCCTCTGCCCCTGTTCAGCTGTTTCCCCAAACTTCAGCACAAGAGGAGGCACTCCTATATTGTTGAGGAGATTACCTTCATATTCTGTGACATATTCATACCTGTTGAAATGTCCTGTTGCAGCCTGAAAAGGGCCTATGCCATACCCATAAGGATCTGCAAGGTTAGGATACCTGAAATGAATGATGAGGTCAGGTGCCACATCAACAGTCTTACCTGAACCCATGTATATTCTATACCCTGCAATAGCCCTATCCTTTGACTGAATTATTTGAACCTTATTGGGTTGCAGGAAATATAACTTTTGCACGTTCCGTGCATCAGGGAACTTCATCACATAGGCATTGCCCGTTGATTCAAGGGAAGCAACTATGAGGGAAATCATATCTGCCCAGGTGTGCTGCTCATTTGGATTCTTCAGAACCTTGATGTATTTACCCAGAATAGGGGTCTTCTCTGTTGCAGGCTTATCCCCCTTGAGAACCTGCCACTCTTTTTTCTTGACTGCATCCATGATAGTGGTGATTGCTGTGTAAATGTGATGCTTATACCAGTTTTCTACATAATCCGTTGTATTCTGACTTTTTGCCCCTGTATATGCCGCAAAGACATAACCCTCAACTTCTGTTTGAATTGTTTTCTTTGCTTTGCCCTTTCTAAAAAACATATACCCTCCTATACAACAACAAAGGGTTCGTTTGCTCCCTTCAAGTGCGTATATACCGCATACCGCAAAGCATCGCAGGAGTGGTCATTGAATTTCACAGGCTTATCCAGAACATTGCCATCTTTGTCTTTCTGCCATGCATAATCGTTTAACTCTTCCCATGTGTGCGGACATTTCTCTATGTCAACAAAGATAGGTGTCTGCTTCAGAAAATTGATACCATCAAGGATAGACTTCTCCGAGGGGTACGCAATGAACCCTTCTATGTTGAAGTCCTCTATCCTTGCAGGTTCAGCACTGTCACAATAGATAGGCACATCAAACTTGCCCAAACCGTGCTGGAAGTATAGGGTTTCAATCTCTTTCCTGAATTCCTCCTGTGTCAGCCCCCGCTTGTATATTTCATCTATCACATAGACTTTTCTCTCTTTGATGCCTATCAGCAGAAACACTGAAGGATTGTTGAACCCGAAGTCAACACCTGCAATATACTCATCTGCTTCCCCCTCAAGCCTGCCTTCCTGTATGTGCGTGTATATCAGCCTGTGCTCTGTGTCAACTCCCCATTCACCAAGTGTATATCTTCTGTATAGGCCTTCATCATATTCCTTCAGGCCTTCTAATTGCTCAATGTAGTCCCTATCAAGGTAAGGGTTGTCTTCATAGTGAAAATGTATCTTGCGGGAAAGGTTCTTTGCATGCTGTATCTTCCACCACTCATATATTGCATGCTTCCGCCTCGGAGGTGGGTTGAAGGTTAATATCATTTGCCTCCAGCCTTTTTGCCCCCTCAAGGTTGCATTCAACTCTTTCAAGTCCTCAAGGGAAAACTCCGTTGCCTCCTCAATCCATATCCAATCCCATGTTGAAGATTTCAACTGCTCATTCCTTTCCCCTGAAGATAAATAGAAGGATATGAAATACACCCTTGAACCTGAAGGGAACTCAAAATAGTTCTCGGTCTTCTTCTCATGAAAAGGAATAGCCCACTTTTCTAACTCCTGCCTGAATACCTTCAAGGCTGTCACCCTCAAGGAAGGCATACGCTTCCTTGTCACAAGAATTGAGGCCCCAGGAGTGTTCACCGCATGATAGATAATCTTGTTTGCAACTGTTGTTGTCTTCCCTGAACCTCTTGAACCGTACACAAAAAGATACTTCGCCCTCTTCTGCAATACTTCAGGTTTGATGACATATAAATCAATCTTTCCCATCTTTGCCCTCTTTTGCATCGTGTATGTGTATCTCCACATTCCCAAAACCTGTTCCCTTCGCCTCAACATGCTGTATGTTCTTCCACCTGTCAGGTGCACGGTTGCATAGCCAGAATATCTGTGCAGTGACATTGCCCTCTACTGCCTTCTTGTATAGGGCATCCTCAACAATAGCAATTCTGCTCTCAAGGGCATATTGTATTGCCTCTTCAACCTCAGGGTATTTCTTGCGGATACGCCATAAACCCGAAAAGTCTAACCCACCAAGTTTGCAGGCCTTCGTCAAACTTGCCCCACGCATTAAGTTCTCCAGAACCGCTTGAAGTTCCTTCTTTTTCTGACCCTTGAACGCCTTGATGGCACGCTCTATCAGGTCCATGCTTGCCCCTTTATTTCTGAATAAGGTATTTCCTTTCCACCTCTGATTAAAATAACATCTTTCTTTCCTGTGAATTTCATATACCGCTTCACTATCACATCGCAATAGTGAGGGTCTATTTCCATCATGTAACATGTCCGATTCAACTGCTCACAAGCTATAAGCGTTGAACCTGAACCTCCAAATAAATCCAGAATAATATCGCTTTGCTTAGAATAATGCACAATAAATTTAGCTGGCAGTCTTACTTGTTTTTCATGCTTGAAGTTCCCTTTTCTTATTTTGTATGATTCAATTATCGTTGAAAATCCATCACCAGTATTATTAAAATTATTTTTATTAGCGAAATATGCAATAAGATCGTGCCTTTGCATCGGTCGATTTTTTGAGATTAAAGTAGCAATAACAAAATCAACAACAAAAAAATGTCTAAATAAATCTTTATAGTGCGATGCGAGAGCAACAACTGTTTTATCTTTTGACATGACAAATATCTGTGTTTTGTCATGAGATGGTATAAGCTTAAACCAAGAAATATCATCAAGATCAAATGGCGGATCAGTAAATACCATATCTGCCTTTTCCCCATTCATTAACTTTTCTATATCTTCCCTCTTCGTTGCATCACCGCACATAAGCCTATGTCTGCCTAATATCCATATATCCCCTGTCTGTGTGAATGTTTCTTCTTCCAGTTCTGGAACTTCATCTTCCCCTTCTATCTCTGTTTCAATGTCCGTCAATTCATCTATTTCTTTTGTGTCAAACCCAACAAGCTCCAGTATGTTGTCTTCTATATCAAGAATAAATGTTTTAAGCAGTTCAATATCCCATTCCCCTGTTATTTTATTCAAAGCAAGATTAAGGGCTTTTTCCTTTTCAACAGGTAAATCTACCTGTATGCAATCAACCTCTTCTATTCCCAACTCACGCAAAGCCTTCAACCGCTGATTGCCACCTATAACCTGCTTCTTCCCATTGATGACAAGTGGCTCAACAACCCCAAACTCCTGTATTGACCATTTGAGCCGTTCTAATGTCTCTTTGTCAATCCGACGGGGATTGCCTGGATAAAACCTGAGTTCTGATACCTTTACTCTTTGTAAATCCATACCCCCATTATACACAAAATTTAAAGGTTGTCAAGTCCTCTTTACACTGCCATTTAAACTGTCATCAAAAAATAACAGGCGGGCAGTCAAATCACTACCCGCCTGCAGAAACAAAAACAAAGGAGGCACCTATGCGTAAAATACTGCTAATATTATACACTGATTTCCTCCTTTGTCAACCCCTGTATGTCTTTTTGTAACCGCCCGTAATACCAACCGCCAAAGATTGCGACTATCAGGGCATCTGAATTGTCAAAGCCCCTATTTGGCTTGAAATCAAAACCAAGCCCACGCAGAAAATCATAACCTGCCTGCTTCTTCGGTATGCCCCCGCCTGAAGGTATCCCTTGAGGTCTGTAACCAAGAGTGTCAAAAACATCTACCACTGCACCTACGAGGAGAGATAACTTCATCATGCTCTTTGTGTTTGTCTTCCCGTATCTGCTTTTATATTGCCACGGCAGTTCAATGAACACCCCTCTGGGTGAAGAATGAAACTTGCTCATAGCATACTTGAGTTTTTTCCTGATGCCCCGTGTTATCACAGACATGCGGGTGAGAAGTTCCTCTGCCTCTGCAAGTTTATCACCCTTCACCCTTGTGTGCGGAGGCTTGATTGTCTCAAGCATGTAGAGAAGTTTGTCCCCTTGAACCTTCACAAAAGCAAGCCCCGTGCATGTGAGTGAAGGGTCTATGCCTATTATCATTGTTCCTCCCAGATTTTCCTGTATACTGAATTCCACATCCTTTGAATTAACCCCTTATATTTTTCTGTAAAAACATCGTAACGGAATTTTATGTCCCGCTTTATTGTGTACCATCGTTCCCCGACCTCTCTTTCAAGCTTCTTTATCTCCCTCAAAACTTGTCTCAAAAACTTTGCAGGGTCTTCCCCCTCTTCAAGAACACCTCTGCTATATCTCACTTGATAGATTTCCCAAACATCTCTCCGTAGAGAATCTTTCACATATTCCCAGGTGCTTTCATTTTTTTCTTTCCCTATCTTCTTTATTTGTTCTTCATACCACCGTTTTTTCTTATGAAAATGTTCAAAGGGATTTTTTAAGGTTTCTTGAACCCAATCCGCTCCCTCTACTATGAAAGGACACCAGTGGGGAATATATTCTCCTGAACAGTGAACTTCCCTATAGATAGGGTTGACTTCCTGTGCATACATTCCACAAGCACAAAAATGATAAGTGTAACCTGTAAACTCGTGAAAAAAGGGACAATCTTTACATTTTTCAACATACTTGTCAAACTTGCCTATTTTTATACGTGCTTTCATTTTTCCTCCCTCAATAAACGGTTAACATCTTCAAGGAAAGAGTTGATTGCCCGCCCTGCAACCTTCAGGACTTGCCTCTGCTTGTCTGTGAGGTGATCCCAATACTCCCTGTTTCTGATGAGTTTGTTTGCACTTGCTGATATTTCATACAGAACACCCCGCACCTCTGCAAGGGTCTCCTCTTCAGGGGTTAGTTTGATTATTCTCATTGTTCCTCCTTTCTAACAACAACTTCCCTTCTGCAATCAAAGGGATTTATCAGTTTCCCACAAGTGGGGCAAACTATAAACCTTTTGGGTTTGTCTATCTCAACCATCTCCCCGTCTTTTTCAACTGCAACAAAGTATTCACGCAAGCCCAACAAGGCATCATAACTTTCCTCTGTCTGGAATTTCTGCCCGCAATCATGTATCCTGTATGTTTTTACCTGCATTGCTCCTCCTTTTCAAGTTTCCTCCTCAAAAACTCCTGTGCGTGCCTGTCATTGTCAGGTGCCTGAAACCTTGAGGAATGACACAAAGCCCTTATCTCCTTCCTGCACTCCTCAAGGGCTTTTATCCTGCCAACAAGTTCCCTGTGTTCAGGTGTCCCCTTTTTCATAGTTTCCGCCTGTCTGTATAACTTTGTCAGCCTATCCCTCCATCTGTTTTTCAACTTAATCAATTCTCTTCTGACTGCAAACCATTTAAACACCCCTCTGTTCAGGAGTATCTCAAAAGTCTCCTCTATAGGTATCCCGTATTTCTCCTGAAAATCTCGGGCAATGAGTATAGGCCTGTTCTGTGCCTTGTTCTCTATGTCTGTTTTTCTCCTCTTTTTATCTTTTTTCTGCTCGTATGCTTGTCTAATTGCAAGTAAAGCATATGATTTATTAATTGCTCTATCTAACCCATTTGGCAAAGTTAATCTTCTTCCCAATGCTCTATACTTCTCAAACACTTCATTCCTAACTTCCTCAGGGTCTTCTTTTTTATCAAGCATTAACGTTTTCAAATAACCTATGAACCATCCCTCTATACACTCGTCTATCTTTCCCTGAATTTCTCGCATGCTATATCCCCTTTCCAATCCAGTTTCCCGCATTTTTTCTACCCATTTCACCATTCCCTCAACAAAGGCAGGAGTAGGTATAGGTTTATATTTCATCAGTCCTCCTTGTCATATATCCAGCCTTCCTCAAGAAGTTCTATCATCTTCTCTAATTTTACCACCCGCACATCTCTTTCAAGCATTGTTACCATCTCCTGCCTCATAAGGGATATAAATTCCTCTATCTTTTCTCGCCTATAACCTAATCCCATCAACAACCCTTCCGTTCTTGCTACTATTCTATTATATATCTCAGCAATCACTTCCTGTTCCTGTTGTTTCTTCGTCTGTATAAAATCTAAAACCATTGCTTGAGGCCAATATTTGGGAAAATTGACAATATTTCCCCAGCAAATTTGAACATCTCCCTTTTTAAGAAAAACTTTACTCATCTTTCCTCCTTCAAGGTTTTCAGCCACTTTTAATATTCCTTCAAAAAGTCCAAACCTTTTTGAAGGAATATTAAAAGTGGCTGAAAACCTTGAAGGAGGAAAGA